GAGGAACGACTGCTGTAGGTATTGCTACCATGATTGGTGGTATTAATGTATGCAATTTAAATGTTAATCCTAAGGATAGGTCTGTTCAGGCAGTTAACGTCGTTAATTCGGGTGCAGGGTACACTACAGCACCATCTGTAACTTTTAGTGGCGGTGGGACTAACGGTGTCGGTGCTGCAGCGACATCAACTATCGGTGATGGTGTTGTTGGTATTATCACTGTTACTTCTGGTGGTGGTGGATATACAGAAAATCCAACTATTACTTTCACTGGAATATCTACAGTATCTGCTGCTGCCACAGCAATTGTTAGTGCTGCAGGCACTATTTCTGCAATTCATATTACTAATGCTGGTCTTGCGTATACTGTCGCCCCAACAATAACTATTTCTTCTCCTGGTACTGGCGGATCTGGAACTTTCTCCTTTAATGAAATAGTTACCGGATCAGTTAGCGGAACTACTGGTAGAGTTAGAGTTTGGAATGCTACAACTAATAACCTTGAACTCGGAGCTGTTGATGGAGAGTTTTCTATTGGAGAAAATATCGTTGGTTCTACATCAGGAGCTTCTTATGAACTTAGAGTTGTTGATGTTCAACCTGTTGATGATGGATTTGCCGATAATATTAATATTGAAACTGAAGCAGATTCCATATTAGACTTCTCAGAACAGAATCCTTTCGGCACCCCCTAAATAAAAACACACAATAGTGTCAGGATTTGTAGGATTAAACTATGTTTGAATATTTTTACAACGAAATATTGAGAAGAACCATCATATCTTTTGGTACACTTTTTAACAATATTTCAATTAAAAAGTCTGATTCTGACGACGATGTGTTTAGTGTTATCAAGGTTCCTCTTGCATATGGTCCTACTCAAAAATTTCTTGCAAGATTAGAGCAGTCTCCAGATTTAAACAAACCCTTTGCAATCACTTTGCCAAGGATGTCTTTTGAGTTTACTGGATTGACATATGATCCCGCTAGAAAAGTAACAACAACTCAAACCTTTACAGTTAAAGATCCTGATGATGGGTCCGAGACAAAAAAATCTTACATGCCAGTTCCATATAATATGGCATTTGAGTTGAGCATTATGGCAAAATTAAATGACGATGCACTTCAAATCGTAGAACAAATTTTACCATATTTTCAACCAGCATATAATTTATCTGTAGAATTAGTAGAAGCATTACAAGAAAAAAGAGATATTCCTGTAGTATTGGAAAATATTACAATGTCTGATGAATATGAGGGAGACTTTAGTTCTAGAAGAGTTCTTCTTTACACTTTAAGATTTACTGCAAAAACTTATATGTTTGGACCTTCTACCAAGGTTTCCAAAGATATCATCAAAAAGGCAACGGTCAGTTATCTTACAGGCAAAGATTCCTCAAGTGCATCTAGGGAGTATACTTACTCTGTTACACCTAGAGCAATCAAAAATTATACCGGAGACATTGAGACCACTCTTGCAGGAGATGTTACTGCTAAATCAATTTACATCGAAGTCGCTGATGCTAGTGGACTTGCTGCAGATACTTACATTAATATTGGTACTGAGGAACTTTATATCAAATCCATTAATGGCAATAAATTAACAGTTAGACGTGGACAAGATGATACAACACCAGCAGTTCATGTTAATGGTGCAGATGTTAAGAAAATCACTCCTGCGGATAATGCACTTATTGAATCTGGTGATGACTTTGGTTTTGATGGTGCATTCTGATGGTTATGACAAAAAACTTCAACAAACTCAACGAGACTTTCGACACTTCAGACTCGGATGATGTTGTCCAACCAGAAGTAATCAGAGATAAAATTGAAAAGGTAAAAGAAGGTGTTGATGATATCAAAAAAGATTATGAATATACTAGAGGTAATCTTTACTCTATCATCGAGAAAGGACAAGAAGCATTAAATGGTGTTCTTGAACTTGCACAAGAAAGTGAAATGCCGAGGGCATATGAAGTCGCAGGTCAGTTAATTAAAAACGTTGCTGATGCTACAGATAAATTATTAGATCTTCAAAAGAAACTTAAAGACGTAGAAGCAGAGGATAAGATCAAAGGACCATCAACCGTCAACAATGCTTTATTTGTTGGATCTACTGCAGACTTGGCAAAAATGCTAAAAGATGGACTTAAAGAGGATCCTAAATAAATTGGAAGGGAGAGAAATCCCAAAGTATTAATGTACTAATAAGATGTCAAAGGATTTACCCTCATATGAGGATTTTGGTGGAGATGAAAGTCTCCCATCAATAGAAGATTATATTACAGAAGAGAACGCAGAGGAACTCCCTTCTGTAGAAGATTTTATTGAAGAAGAAGTAATAAGCGAAGAAACTGTTACCATAGAAGATGCTGATGGGAATGCGTTTGCAGAAGTAAAAGATATTATCCCACCATTTCCCGAATTAATTCGTCTGATTAATGATGTTAGAAAAGACATCCCAGACATTCCAGAAGTCAAATATTATGATAGAGAACTTGAAGATCTTGCAGAACAGATTTCTCAACTTCCAGAAGTCAAATATTATGATAGAGAAGTAGAAGCAATATGTAGTCAGATTGATCTTGTAAGAGAACAGATTAAAGATCTTCCAGAAGTCAAATATTATGATGAACAGGTAAACTCTATTGAAGACAGAATTGATAGTCTTCAAACTGATGTAGTTAACTTGCCAGAAGTAAAATATTATGATGCGGAGATTGAGGCAATTTGTGGGGCTATTGATGAGGTAAAAGCATCGATCCCAAAATTCCCAAAATGGGTTAATGAAATAAATGAAGTACCAGATTTTTCTTGGATAGGAAAAACTTTTAGTGTCATTGATGATGATTTTGTAAAGATCAATGATGCCATTAATACATTACAAGAAAGTGTTGTTATTGAGTTAAAGAAGGCATCTGAAGAAAATGAAGTTAAACACTTTGAAAACCGAGTACAGTTTGGCACTGAAGTAAAAGATCTTGATACTAAACTAGAGGAAGAAAAAGGTAAGATTTGGAAGGAGTTGAGATCTTCATCTATGAAGATCTGGGAATATCATAAAACATTCAAAGATGATGATCGTAAACTCAAGAAACAAATTCTTGGGGAATATAATACTCTTAAAGACAATCTCGACAAGAGACTTAAAGAAGTTAATGAATCCAGCGTAAAAACTGATGAGTTACTTCTGAACTATTTTACTGACTTAAAGGAACAGATTACCGGCATTCCAAAAGTCAAGTATTATGATGAAGATATTGATTATGTGAAGTCCGATATCAAAGGTCTAAGAAAGATTATTGAGGATATTAAGTCCGCCCAAAAACAACTGCAGGAAGAGCAAAAACTTTTAGCAGAAACTAATGTTCCTCTTGGAGAAGACCCCCCTAATACAAAAAATTCAGATCCCCTTACTCCTATTGATCAGAACTTTGTTACTCTAGATCAGTTACAACAACATTATAGAAGATTCGTAGAAAGGGTACAGTATCAACTTGGATCTATCGGTGGCGGTGGTGCAGGATTCATCAAAGATCTTGACGATGTAGACATTTCTGGATTGCAAGATGGATATATCCTAAAGTGGAATGATGCTACTAATAAGTGGAAAGTTGAGGATGGTGGTGGTGTTGGAGCTGGTGGAACCTGGGCATCCAATACAGTTGGTATTCATACTACGAAAAACGTTGGTATTGGAACCACAACTGCTAAGTCGGGTGTTGCACTATTCGTTGCAGGTGATATTGAAGCAACAAACGTCAACGTTGCTGGCACAATCACATATGAAGATGTAAAAAATGTTGATTCCCTTGGTATTGTTACCGCAAGAACTGGAATTGATGTTTTATCAGGCGGTATCAATGTAGTTGGTGTTTCTACGATTAGTACTGGTATTGGAACTGTCAATATTGGTGTAGGCAACACTACACTATTGGTTCAAGGTGATGCAAGAATAACAGGTATTCTTACGATTGGTCAGGGATCTATTACTTTAGATCCAACTGCTAGAAAAATTGAAGGTATTGATGAAATAATAATTGGTGCTGCAACTACTGTTAGAATTCATCAAGATTCTTCGGGAGAAATTGCTTTTAGTGATAGACAAGGAAAGCAAGCATCTGTTGGTATTGGTACAACAGTTTCCATCAATACCACAGGTATAATTACTGCAGCAACATTAAAAGCTTCTACTGCATTCTATCCACCATTGTATACAACAACTGCCAGAGATGCTGGATCTTTTTCGCAGGGTGCTATTATCTTCAATACAACATCATTAAAACTTGAGTTTTATGATGGAACATCCTGGCAGTCACTACCTGGTATGACTCTTGGTCTTACTGTGGCATTAGACGGATAATATCTTATAAATATCTCTATGAACTATTGCTAACATGAAGAAAAACGGTAAATGTCCTTCTGGACAATACTATTGCTACACCGATAAAAAGTGTAAACCAATCCCTCAGGGATTTAAGGCAGTAGGTCGTGCCGGATATCTCCGTAAGGAGAATGGTCATTCTGTAGATGATGATGAGAATAAGAATGGTAATGGTTCAAATGGCAATGGTAATGGTAATGGTGGAGGAGTAAGTGAATCGAAAAGTGGTGATTCTTCTCTGCGTGACTGGTTTGGCAAGAGTAAGTCTAGTGATGGCAAGCCTGGTTGGGTTCAACT